GGTATGGAGATAGCTTCTCATGTTCTTCACTAATGTCTCTTTAAGTTTTTTATCTTTTAAGATCGGTTGGAGAGCTTCGGTTTGGTCATCAACCATTTTTCTTAGTATCCGTGCATTCGTTCTTAAAACTTTAGGAAGAGCTTCAACTTTAATTTCTCCTCTCATAAATTTTATAACATCATCCCAATAGCGGAGCGCTCGTTGTGAAGTAACAGTTTGCATAGCAATGTCCTTGAAACCTACTTCTGCAAGCTTGTACATTTGTCTATCCATATCTTTCATGAAACCATCTGCTAGTTTTTTAACTCTTCTGACTTGAGTTTCAATATTTCTTAAAGCGGTTCCTGATTGTCTTCCGAATTTAAAATTAGATTGCATACGTGAGTAGGCTGCTTCAATTCCTCTTCCAATTCCTCTCCAAGTATTTAGATTAAACTGAGAAAACTTCCAGTGAGCATAATCAGGAATTCCTATTTTAGTTTTTATTTTCTGGGCTAAGGCTCCTGTTTTTCTGAACACTTGGGGAATACCAATGTTGTAATTCATTTTTTGTAGAGGATGCTTTTTAGGTAGCATGACATAATCTTTAGCTAGCCATCTTTTAAAAGCATACTTGGATTCTGCATTTCCATAAGTCTTCCAAGGATTGTAAATAGAAATAGGATTCTTAGTTTCCCAAGTTAAAAGTTTGATCGGTGCAGTGATGGCAGGATCTACCACTCCTCTTAATCCATGCCCTATTGTCTTAGCGGATAGCTTAAGAGAGGGTCCGACCAGAGTCATGCCTCCAAAAATAGAAGCCCCTTCTGCAGCAAATTTTAATTTGTTTCTTAGGATCGCAGCCGATCGTTCCTTGCCGGTCAGTCCTTCCAGACTTTCTCGTTTAGAATTAGCCAGGGCTCTTCGAATTGGACTATGCCGTTGCATCTCCGAGAGCTGCGGGAAGAACCCAGTAGCCTCCGAAGCTGGCAAGGTCCAAAGGAGTTTTACCGAGTAAAGAAACCGAGGATGCTTTCTTAGCGGCTTCCGTTCCTAGTTTGGTCTTCGCTACTTTCTTAATTAATTTTTTAGCAACTTGTCGAGCGACTCCAAAGCCTAATCCATATTGAACCAGGACTGAAGTCATCTTGGCAATGGATCCTCTGGAATCTCCATAGACATCCATTAAATCAATAGCGGGTAAAGCTTTTTCTACTTTCCCAATCATGTCATCGCTAAGTCCACTAACATCAGAGAGAGCAGCGGCCAGTTCCGCGGTTCCCGCTAACGCATTATAGGTTCCAACAGAAACACCCGTTGCCAGTTGAACGATAGGAATACTTCGAAATTTTCTAAAAGCTTTTTTGCCTTCTTTAGTTTCAGGACGATAGATCATATCCCAACGTTGTTTGCCGTAGAAGGTCAGATCTTGCCATCTCTCCCAATCTTTTTTATCAGCGTGAAGGCTTATGTTCTTTCGACTTTTTAAAAATTCATTGGCTTCGATAAGCTCTTCTTGACTAGAAGCAGTGCTGAGTTTATCAACATACATCTCAACAATTTTAGGACTGTTTTTAAAAAGATGACGATAACGTTCAACATCTTTTTGAGCCTCATCACTAAGGCTAAAAATTTTACTTTCAGTATCCGGACTTAATTCAATCGGAAGATCGTGTAAAAGCCTTGCCTCTGTCTCCCAGGCTTTTTCGTCTCTACTAAATTTAAGAGGCTTAAGGCCTGCCTCTATTCTACCTTTATTTTCCCAGTCTTGATATTTGTCTCTATAATTTTTAAGAGTATCTAGAAGTCCCATAGGCCCTCCTAGGCTTGTTCAGTAGGAAGAATGAGTTCTACTCCGTACTTTTGATTGAATAACATGACATCTTCTTGACTTTCAATGCCTGCAAAATCTTTAAAGGCTTCTGGATTATAAGCAATCAGTCTTACGACATCATCGGTAATTTCCTGAGGGAGTCTGGCTCTTAATAATTTGTAAGGATCTTGACCGGGTATAGAAGAAGTATCACTTTTAGGAAGCACTTCTTCCACTTGTTCTGTTGCTTGAACCGTTTCGCCTGGCGTTTGTACTGTGTCGGTCACTTGTTCTTCCATAACATTGGGTCCGACGCCGAGTTGATAACCTATTCGGCCTCCATGCGCTTTGGCTTGAACACTCATTAAATAATCCACCGTTCTTTTTAAAGCTTCAGCTACTTGTTTTTTTAATTTTTCCTTCATCTCGCCTTCAGGTAACATAATGGAACCTCTATAAATTTTAGCAAACTTCTCATCTGTTAACATGAGTTCGAGTGCTGTCGCTCGTGCTTCTCCGAGAGTGGTTGTTTTTCCCTGAGTAGCAATGATGATTTGATTTTCATAGTCACTATACTCTGGAGACGTTCGATAATCTCCTTGTGGATTTTTCGATTCCCATTGTTTTCTTTTAAGGATGGCTTGATTTAAAATATTAGCTCGAGTTCGAGTAGCACTTTCTGGAATGCCTGCTCTAGCCACATCTTCTGCCATGGTTTTTTCCAATGGAAGTTTGTCGAGTTCAAATTTACGTTCTGACACCGTAGCTTCTAGCGGCTCGATCCCTGATTTTCTTGCTGCGTTCGTGTAGTAAAGGGCTTCTCCCATGGTTCTAGCTTTAGGATGCAAGAAGCCACTGGTAATAGCATCTAATGCATTACTTCTTCGTTGTTCAGGAGTCACTCGAATCGTTTCACTTAATTTTTCTACTTCTTCTCCGAATTCATATCGTTGTCTAGGTGTATCTAAGCCGGACGTAATCCCCGTACCCTGAGCGTCCATGACATCTCCACCGCGTTTGAACATCGGTCTATTTAAAACTCTATTATACATTACGTTCTTGCCCCCAATAAATCTTGTAGCGTTTGACCCGCCCCGGTGAAAGCTCCAATCCCTGCCAGTCTTGGATCCGTTGGGAAAGAAGGTGTCGGTGCGCCTGGAACTTTTCCAGCCACCGTTCCAAAAATGTTAGCGGCTTGTCCAATTCGTGCCATCGGTAGGTTCAACGCTTGTTGTCCTGCCAATGCTTGAGCATTAAGCAAAGCTTGAGCATATTGATTTTCCTGTGCCCCCATCGCTCCAAACTGTTGACCGAGTCCGGATTGAAGTTGAGGAACCATACTTGCCATACCAGAAATATTTTCTAGTGCTTGTTGTTGACCGGCTATTCCTTGACCAAAGCCTTGGTTTCGCATCTGATAATCTAAGAGCGCTCGATTAATATCCGATCCCGATTGATATTCAGCCTGGGCTATGCCATGCCGAGCTCCTCCAAAAGCTCCTGCATCTGAGGCTGTTTTTCCCAAGCCCAATTTTCCAACGGCGGCTTGTTTATCGAATTCTGCCAGGGTCTTGTCAATGACATCTTGTTGATACGGTGACATATAGGCTTGGTAGCCTGTAGGCTCAAGTAAACCTTTATCTTTAATACTTTGTAAATACGGTTGGAAGGAAGCAATCCCGGTTCCCCCCGTAAATCCTGAAATTTGTCCTGTGGCATCTCGTTGAATGGATCCGAGTCCACCCATGTCAGCCGTGACTTGTTGTTGAGCTTGACTAAAGGCGCCAGGTCCTGCGACACCCGGAGTAATTGCTCCGATATCAATCGGCTTTCCTAATTGCTGAGTTGCTAAACTTGCAAGTCCCTGACCATAGGGATTCAACCAGCCTTGATCAGCTGCTGGAGGATTTGCATAAAAATTTAAAGCATCGCTTGTTGCCATTATCTTTTTCCTTGTGATTGTTGCGAGATCTGTCCGCCCGCTTCTAAATTTTTCATGACGTTGTACATTCGTTGTGCACCTTGATCGATGTCCCCGCCACCAGCAGCTCTAACTGCATCTGCGGTAAAGACGAATTCATTTTTACTGAGTCTTGCCGGAACGTCGTCAGCTTTTTCTTTTCGACCGATAGGAACAAAGCCCCCATCTTGTCTGTAATCTTTTTCCATGCCACCCATATCAAGTAAAGGCATAATGCCTCCCTTTTCGGCTCCTATTCTTCCGCCTTGAGCGACTTCTTGAGTCGTGGCTAAATCTTTTCTTCTCTCGTATTCTTCTTTCCTTCTAAGATATTCTTCTAACTTTTTATGTAAATTTTTTCTTTTTAAATCTTCTAAGAAGCCTTCCGGAATTTCTGGAGTTCCATTTGCATACCCAATCCTTCCGCCTTGAGCTTGTGCATTAAGGGTTCTTATATAACGTATAACTGTATCTTCATCGACTCCACTTATGGTACTAATAAGAGAGGTGTCCATTCCTTTGTTATTCATATCGGAAATGACGGCCATCTGTTCCTCGTTCACATTAATAGCTCCTAGAGCGTCTGAAGGAAATTGTTGTGGTACTCCTTCTGAAAAAGTTTTCTCTACTACTTCTCCCGCATCTTGATAACCCATTCGTGGATTCAGTGCGCCGATCCCTTGGAAAGGTGTGTCGATCCCTCCCATATTGTATCCAATCCTTCCTCCTTTTTTAAATTTATCTAAAAAAGGCACTGCGCCCATACCACTCATCAAAGCATAAACCATCCATTCTGGCATCCTTTCCTCTATATCCGATAAAGTAGTCTTCCAGTTTTTTTTCTTTGATCCTTTATTAAATCCAATCCTTCCGCCTTCAGCGACTGCTGTGGTTGTCATACTTGGAAGCGTGACATCGGTAAACGAGGCGATGTCTGTTTCGGTTGGCATGTTTGTTATTTCAAGGGGAGCTGCTCCAATGTTCGAAGCAAATTCAGCTTCACCCGCTGCAATGTCTGCAAGCGCTCTGTCATATTTGTCTTTTTCAAATTTATTTAAATCTTTTCTTCCTTTATAGGCTTCTACGGTTAACCATGCTTGGCCTAAATCTCCGACAATATTTTTCGGATCTGAGTAACGTTCTTTAATTCCTGTCCATGCTCCTGTCGCTAAGTCTTTTAGAAAATTTCCACTTCCTCCACTTCCTCCACTTCCTCCACTGCTAGCTCCCGTCTGACCTCTCATTATTGCATCAGGATAAACTGATGAGGGAAAATAAGGCGGGGTCTGGTTAATACCAATATCTCCTTCTGTTAAAAGACCTGTTAGATTAGGATTCCTCTGCCCTGGTGAACCATAGTTTGGAAAATAAGGGGGAGTAGCTGCTTCAGCCGGACTTCCAAAAAAGTCTAAAACTTTAGGAGCATATTCTAAAGCTTTCTTGCCATAGTCTACGATGGTATCCCAAAGTCCATAAGAAGGAACACCGGCAAGCGTCATGATGCCAGATCCTCCACGAGCTTTTAACACTCTAGCTTCTTCTGGATTGATATAGGCTAACGATTCGCCGTCGGGTGCGTGTTTATTAAGCAGTTTAGCTGCTTGTTTGAGTGATTTAATCCCGTTTGATTTTGTCATAATTTCCTATTTTGCAATGTATATTAAACGAGCAGGGATTGCACCTGAGAATATATTTATTAATACTTTGTTTTCGCCAACAAATCAAGCTTTGGTATCTTGACTAAAACATCTCTTTGGATGTCTTCGACCGGTATCTGCAGGGTTTTCCATTCCTCTTCCGTCTTATAAATAGCCCCTGTTTTCTTATTTTTAATGGTCGTGATAGCCTTAGCCGTGATTACCGGAACGTCTTTACCATTAACAGCCATTACGTTCGATCCTGTTCTAGGATACTAGCAACACCAGTCACTTGAGTCCCGACACTGGCGGTCAGTTTTAAAACATCACTCTCTTCCAACACCAAAAGATTGTCGGTAAGTAAACTAAATTGTTGAACCGTACTACTCGTGGCATAACCAATATCATAAGTGGTTGAAGCACTGGCATCGGTAAAAGACATGGTGATGGTAACGGCACTCGCCGTATCATTAAAACCTTGTATGGCTTTAACAATCGCTACCGTTTCTGCAGGGACGGTATAGATTGTGGTTGCGTCCGTTGTGCTTAAATCAAATGCTTTATTAATATATTTATTAGCCATGATTAATTCATAAATAAACTAAAGATTTCGTACTCATCTGTTAGTTGTTGTTGATAAGTGGTGTTAAGTTTTTGTACAATCGAGCCGACGTTATCTGCAACGCCTTGAACGTTGATCGCATCAAACTCGGGTCCAATAACCGTTGCTATTACTTCTGAAATTTTTGCCATTATCTTCTGCCTCCTGGATGAATGTCTAATCTAAACGTTCCCATTCTCCAACTTTGACCCGTACTGATATTACCTACTTTAATCGCAATCTGTCGTGCACGGGCTCGAGTAAAAAGTTGAGTGCTCGTGGTTGTTGCGGTATGATTGGTTGCCACCGCCGTACTACTTGGAAAAGCTTTTGTACTTAAAGTAATTCTAGAGTCTCCTGTTTGAGCACCATAGTCGGGAATAATTCTAGATATTCTCATCATAAATTCTCCTTCACCCTGTTCTCCTTCCGGTCCTCCAATATCATAATCTCCTGATTCCACATAGCCTGCAATGGCATTCGTTGTTCCTGTGGTAAAGACTTCATCGGTTCCTTTTTCTTGTTCCCAATAATAACTCCCTCCCGCAGAAATACCGACTACGGTTGGATTATCCGGAGCTAAACTGTTTTTATATTCGGTTGCAAACGGTTTATTATAAACCCCTTCAATCGTCCAAGTGGAACGAGCTAAAGAGGATGTATACCAGATAGGACTATCCGGAGTGGATTCCATATAGTTATAAGTCACCGATCGGTCTACATAGTCTGAACCACTACTTGGATAGAACCAAGTAATTTCTCCAAAGAGAGCATTAACGGCAACATGGATTTGTTGATTCGCATTGGCATTAATATCTTCAAAGACATAATCTTCTACCAGACAGGGCATCGTTTGAACTCGACCTCCATTAAAGTTAAAGAAACCTGTCGGTCCCATCCAATAAGCAATCCCATCTACTTCAGCGGCTGCATGTTGACTCGACATCCCACAGTTGGTTCCCACTTGAGTAAAACCAAAAGTAAAAGGCTGACCAATAAATTTCATGGTGTACATAGCCGTATCCGACCACAGATAAACAGCGGTCTTTCCTACAATAGCTCCAATCAGTTTGGAGCCATCGGTTAATCGTTGACTACCTGCCGTATTGGTTGCAGTGGGTGTCCATACCGTTTGAGATTCTTGATTCGACCAACGGACAAACATATCATCTTGAGTATTTGCAGTCTGAAGCGTGGTTTCGGTTCCAATACAAATTAAATGTCGATCGGGTACCGAGACAACCATGTCTCTTGATGCGGTTGGAACTTCAGTTCCGGTTATAACTACCGCGCGTACGGTTAAATTAGGAACCGAAGGTTCCCATTTAAATATTTTTTTATTATGAACTAAGGCTAATAGATCTTCACCATAGTTTAAAAGTCTCCATTGACCGGGTTCAATAACAATGTTTGAATTGGTACTGGCACTTCCCCATCCTACAAAGTCTGTGGCATCATAAGTTAAAGTTGAATTGGCATGCTCAACATCACTCGTCCCATGAGCGCCTCGACTAAATCCAGAAAGCGTATTGGTTCCGGTGTTATTGGTTGTGTAAGTAATTAATTCACTTTCGATTAAAATGGTTCCACCGCCGGCAGCAGTGGTAGGAAAAGCAGAGGTACTGGTAAATATACAAGAGGTTGCACCAGCCGCTAAAACACCTGCATTATTTATAGTCGTTGTCGTAAGGGGAGTAGTATATCCTCCAAAAGTATTAGTACCAAAACCATAACCATATCCTTGACTGATCGGTCCAATCACATAATAAAAATCGATGGTAGTAGATCCTCCACTTCCTGCTCCCGTGGCTGCACTTGCCATTTCAATTTCCATCTTGGTAGCACTCGGAACATCTTTGACTTCAAATAAAGTATCTTCAAAATCAGCATCTGTAAATCCTGTTCCTAAAGCCGTAACACCGGAAACACTATCTAATAAAATAATATCTCCTGTCTCTGCTCCATGCGCTGTTGATGTAGTTAGAGTAACCGTTGCATCGGTATTGACCATGGTAAAA